TTCTAATTTGAGTAGAACCTATAAATTTTATATTTTCAACTACTTCAGGGAATTTTTCTTTCATATCATACAAACCTTTATTCCATTCATTAGCACATCTTATATCTATCCCTGTATAATCGGCTCTTAGTCCTAATTTTTCAGCAAATTCATTAGCTTCTTTTATTGAACTTGCTTCTTTAAATTCATTTATACTCCTATTTTCATTATTTGTCAATTCTTCTTTATCATTATTTTCAATATCTTTTTCTCCAATTTCTTCCCTACCTTGCTTGATTAAACTTTCATAATCAATAATCGGTATTGTTGTACTTCTGCATCTAGGATGCATTGGTGGATAATTAAGCCCAACTGCAATTTTTTTTATTTCAAATACTTCTCCATGCAACTCAGAACAAATTTGACTTGTTCTACTATCCAAAGTAGCACTAAATTCATATTTTTCTATACCAGCTTCTTTGTATCCATCAAGTGTAGCTTGATTCAAAACATAATTAACTTCAGTTCTTAAAAGTCTTTCAACATCATTCTTTTTAGCTGTTTCAAATCTTTCAGAAACTCTTTTAGTCATGGTTTGTAAATTGATACCTTGTATCATCCCATTTACTATTTCTTGCTTTACTGTTTGTGCTAACTTATCTGTATTAGACCAAAGTCTTTCAGAGAAGTTTGCACCGCTCCAAGGTCTATCTAAAACAGCTTTTATTTTATCTCTACTTACAATAGCATTAATACCTAAATCTTCTGTTACTTCTATAAAAGTATCCCTATAAACTGATGTTAAAGCATTCTTAGCACTATCTTCAACTCCAAAGATAAGTTTTACCATTTCCATATCTACTTGTGCTTTAAGACTGTCTAAGTGGCTCATTCTACTTCTAGCAGCTAAGGTTTCAATCTCTAAATATAGTTTTTTAGCTTCTAAAGGTGCTGTTTTTAAAAGTTTGTTATATTCAGCCATATAATCGTGTAAATCTTTTTTCCAAACCTTATATTCATCACCTTTTAAAAGTTTTAAAGCATCATGATAACTTAAACTATTATCTTTCATATAAGTTGTACCTATTCTACTAAGCTCTTTATTTATATTTTGTTTAGCCTTTTCAAGTGCAATCTTATATTCTTTTTCAATATCTTGTATAGTAGAAAACGCCTTAGCTTCTCTTTTAACCTGTCTTTCTTCCCAGTAATCCCTATTCTTTTGAGCCATTAGCACCAACTCCAAGTGGAGTATTCATATCTTTTTCTGCATTGATATCTTCTTCTGCTTTTATTTTTTCAAGTTCAACTTTTGCATCTTCTATAAAAGGCAAAATAGATAAGATAGTTTCATGTGATACTATTCCTTGTAATTTTTGAGCTGTATCTGCTGCTTCAACCAAATTCTTAGGAATATTTCTTGTAAAGACTTTTTGAATATCCTTGGGGCTAATTTTTAAATTGTAGAAATCTATCATAAGTTGTAATCTTTGGTTAATAGCCTTTTTAAAATACATTTCTTTTTGTGCTGCTAATTGTTCTAGTGCTAATAACTTATATCCAAGTGCTACACCTGAGCTATTTCCTGAAAACTCTTTGTCCTGCATATCTGGTATCATAGAAAACTTATGAATATCTTGATTCAATCTATTTTTATTGTTTTGAGCATAAGTATCATTAACTTGTTTTATTAACCACTTAGCATCACCATCATCATTAATTAACATTAACTTATTTTCTTTCACTTCTTTTAAAGTTTCTTTATCTGTTCCACCTACATTTGTTAAAACTAAAATTGCATCTGTAAAATCTGTCATATCATCAATAGAAGTTGATGTGATAGTATTATATCCATCTATTAAAGAGATAACATTTTTAAAATCTCCATTAGCTCTTTTATTATTCAAAAATTCAATAATTGGAACTTGATTAAATCCGTGTAACTTACTTTCACCTTTTGTAAATGGAACTTCTCTTTTTCCATCTTCATTGATGTATTCATAAGTTGTAATATTTCTATCATCATAAACTTCTAAAGTATATTGCCATTTATTGTCTTTAGTCTTTACTCTATCCCATCTAACTGCAGCTATTATATTTTTTTTAACAGTTTTATCTCTTAAAATAACACAATCCCTTGGATCAATAACTATATTTCCAATAGTATTATCCAAATCTTTATACCAAAGTTCATATGATTTTCCAAACACACTTAAATTAGACGCGTGTTCAAAGTTCTCTTGTTGCTCTTCTTCTGTTGCTAAATATTCAGATAACTTTTCAAAGTCTTTCTTAAATTTTCCTTCTTGTAAAGTATAAGATATTGGCTTTCCTAAAAAATATGCAGTAGCTATTGTTGATATATATTCAGGATAATTATTTACTAATTTAGCGTCTTTTTTATCAGCTGTTCTGTCTTCATTTTTTAATATTTTATGTTTTCCACTATAATAATCTTCCATTTTTTGCAACTCTGGTAATTCATCTTTTATAAATGCTTCAAGAGCTTCTTTTAATTCCTGTACATCCATTAGTCCTCCTTTCTATCTTATTCCAAGGCTATTTCTGTCTATTGTTCTAATTCCACTATTTCTCATATAATCCTCAAGTGCATATCTCATAGCATCCATTAAGTGATTGAAGTCATCAATGGGTTTGTTTACTGCTTTTCCAAATTTATCCTTGTCCCAAGCATAGTTAGAAATCTCTGTTAAAAAATTTACACATCTAGGATGAATAAAAATTTTAAAATCTTGAATAAACTGTATTCCTGCATTAATACTATCTTTTCCTTTTTTAGATGCTTTTATTCTATAAAGTCCTAAACCTTTTAAATGATCTATACTTTTTGGCTCTGCACTATCAGCAACTATAATTTCTTTTTTAAAGCCTAATTTTTCTATATTGTTGTAAATAGCTGTATTCTGCATTCCCTTCTGATATATTTCATCAAAAACATAAATTTCTTTTTGTTCCTGATCCAATATTCCACAAAAAAAAGCAGCAGGGTCATTAGTATATCCAAAATCTAGCCCAAATACTGCTTTTGCTTTTTGTCTTTTATTTAAAATTTCTCTCCAATCAAATTCTAACTCTTGCCAATTTTCAAAGACAAGTCCATCTACTATTCCCCAGTTTCCAAGTCCAGCAACTTGATATCTACGAGGGTTATTCTTTTTCATGTCTTCAAATAACTTTTTATCTGCTTCATCTAGCCACTCATTGCATAGATAATTAGTAGTGAGTGCCAAAATATTTTCATCTTCTCTATCAAAAAATCTAGGCTTTAACCAATGCCTTTCATTCCAAGGGTTAAAAGTTAAAATAATTTGCTTAAATAATGGTTCTTCTACAACCCCTCTAATACTTTCATCAAGCATATTAAATGCTGTTTCATCTGTTAGTTCATAGGCTTCTTCTACCCAGCACCAACACAAACTACCTACTGAAACTGAAATTGATGTAATTTTTAAAGGATCATCAAAACCTCTAAACAAAATCTTTTGTCCAGTTGGTTTATATGTCATTTCAAGTGGACTTTCTTTTAATTCCCAATAGTCTTGAACTTGAAATCTGTTAATAGCCCATCTTAAATCTGAATAACAACTATCTTTTAAAGTCCTAAATACTTTTCTTACAACAAGAGTATTAGCATTCTTATATTTCATCATGTTATAGATTATCCATAAAGCTGTTGTCTTGCTCTTTTTTGAAGCTCTTGACCCTTTAACTACCTTATACCTACCCTTGAAGTTCCAAAACGATTTATAGCCCTTTCCAACAATTTGAGGTAAACTTATTTTTATATATTTACTCATCTAAATCATCTTCACCAACAATCATAACTGGTAAAGTCCCTTCAATCTTAGTTTTATCTGTCCATAAAGCATATCTTTTTCCAATTAATTCAGCAGCTTTTATTCTATCCTTAATATTAGGACTTGTATATACTATATCCCCAGTATTAGCTACAATTTCTTCTTGACCTTCTCCTCTCATAACTGAAGTTAGATAATTAAGTACTTCTTCTGCTGTTGCTATTCTTTCACTTTGACTTTTTTGCATCAATTTTTCAATATACCGACTTATACCGATACTTTTCATTAAAGTATGTATTCTATCCCTAGCATAACTTTTACTATATCCAGCTTTTATTGCAGCTTCAGTAGCATTTCCACTAGCTACATAATATTCGCAAAAAGCTTTTTGTCTTGCATTTAATTTCAATGCTACTTCACCTCCAATTATCCTCGCTTTTGTACTTCTGCTAAAATTTTATGCCTATAATTAGGTTCTAACTTCTCAACTTTCTTCAATAACTTCTTATTACTAAAATGTTCCCAGTATATAGTTCCTTGTGCTAAGTTTCCAAATAAAACCTGTCCTTCAATGTCTTGAAACCTTGTTATTTCTTTTGAATTTCTGTTTATATTTAAACTTTCTTCAACTGTTTCAAATTCTAAATTTAACCCTAGTATCTTATTTAATAAGGTTGTATGTGTATCTATATAGCTTCCTATATATAATTTACCTAGTACAAATAGTACTGGCCCATCTCTAAAACCTATATCAAAATGTTTTTTATACGTTTTCATAAAAACCTCTCTAAATAAAAAAACTCTCACATAGGAACGTATCCTGCACATCTAAGTGCTGTGAGAGTGTTGATGTTATTATGGACAGTGCATATTGGATTCTCACCAATGAAAGACTATCATGTCTAGCCAGGATATTAGCCCAATGCACTATATTTTATTTTGACTTTTTTACAAGAAGTCATTAACTTGTTGTTTAAACTTTCATATATTAACATTATATAATAAAAAAAAGGGAATGAACAGGGAGGAAAACGGTAAAATTTTAAAAATCTTCAAGAATTTCTTTAGGAAATAAATATAATGTTAAACTATCAATCAATCTATTTCTGTGACTTCTATAAGTTTTTTCTGTAATATCTAATTTTTCACAAACATCCTCAACAGAATAATTTTCAAAATATTTTAATTCTATTATTCTGTAATATTTATCATTCTTGATAAAATCTAAAGCATTTTCTGTCTTTAAAATTCTATTTTCATATATTAATATTTCTTCATTAATCCTATCTTTTATATCCTCTTTCTTTTCTATATCTGGTTTATAATCTACATATCCAACTGGCTTAGTAGAATCAACATTTATTCTTTTTATTACCTCTATATTATTTAATTGTTCTCTTAAAGAATCTAGCATTTTTTGAAAGTTTTTATAATTTTTTAGAATAACTTCCACTTTTCTATATGGAGGATTTACGTTCTTTAAATCTTTTATTTTACTTTCTAACTTGTCATCTATGATTTTACATATTTCTTCTTTGTTCACTACTTAACTCCTTATTCTGAAATTTCTTCAACTTCTACTATTACACCTTTAAATTCTTTTTGTTTTTCCATAATAACTTGCTTTACAAATTCATCATTATCATCATTTAGCAACTTGCATTTAACTAGGCTATCTTCAATCATTTTAAACAAATAGCCGTGATTAGATACATCTAATTCAGAATTAAAAGACATTTTAATTTTAACAGGCTTTTCCAGTGGTTTTTGCATACCTACCACACTTCTAACAAGTAGCCATATTTCATCTTTATCTTTTTTTCTCTTAGCCCAATGCACACCAGCATAAATTTTATTAAGACTAAGATGTTTTTTATCTATGTTTATTGGTATTTTATATATTAGCTTCATCTCATCACTTCCATAAAAGCATTGCTATTGAAACTGCTTCTATAATACTAATTGCAACTAAGCTACAAACTATTATTTTATGGTCTTTTATTCTCTTTTTTGCGATGTTATGTTCTAACTTTTCGTGAAAACAATCACTACTAGCTTGATTAGCTAGTTCAAATAAAAAATTTCTATCTTTATTTTTAACAATTAAATTATTATTATCCTTTTTCAAAATTTCAATTTTCTCTTTTAAACTGTCAATTTCCTTAACATAAGCCTTGTTGTCTTGCTTTTTATGTCTTAGATTTTTGATTAAATTTAAAATATATTCCTCACATTCCTCCTTGCTGTTTAGCTTAGAAGCATTAAAAATAACTCCTGCCTCTTTGTTAGCTTTTGTTATAAAGCTTCTGTAATAATCTCTCATTGTCATTTTTTTATTTACCATCTGTTCCTCCTACTCTATTATTTCCAATTGATTATAAATGTCACTAGGGATATTCCCTTTCCATTGAAAGTTATTTTTTAAAATATACTCATTGTAAGCAACTGCTGTTCTGTTTGCTCTTATTTTAGCCTGTGTTGCAAGTTCTACATCTGTATTTTTATAAGCTTCATAAGTTAATTTATCTGATTTATATGTTGCAATCATTGCTCTAGCAGTATCTTCAACTTTTTTTAATCTTTCATAGCTTACATTATCAACTGATTTTTGATATATATAATTGACTTTTTGGTTGAATAAACCTAAACCGCTCATTAACAAAATTACTACTAATATTCCAATTATTCCAGATATTATCCATCCTACTATTTTCATTTATTCCCTCCAATTTCATATTTAACTATTGGATTTTCAACTTTCATAGGTATATCACTGTATAAATATGTTCCTGTCCATTCTATATATTTTCCATCATTTGTGAAAAAGAATATACCCATATTATCGTTTTCACCGTAGCTTCCATCTACATCAGGTAACCAATCATTATAGGCACTTCCACTTGAATAATATTCACTATCTGGAGTTAAAAAACTATTTAAACTAGATACTTTTCCATCCACAGTAAATGAACCTACTATCCCTCCATTTTCAGTGAATAAAACTATATATCCAAATGGTTTTACAACAGGACAAGGTAAATTGATAGCTTTTTCTCTTTGACCATTTACCCAATATGTCCTACGAATCAGATTATACCTTTCTAAGCTATAATCAATATCGTTTGGGGTTGGTTGATTTTCTGCTAACTTACTTCCCAATCTTGCAGTTGAACGAATATCCTTATCAGTTCCAAATTCATCACAACCTGTAAACAATACAATTAAACATAACATAAACAATAATTTTCTCATTTTATTCCTCCTATATTTTTAATTTTTATACCTCAAAAAATGTTTGATTTTTCTTATAGTACTCATATTTCATTACTCCAAGTTGCCCCTGTCTATTTTTCAATATTTGTACTTTCATAAGTTCTTTATATTCAGTTGTTGTTGGCTCTGTTGTTAGCCCTAAGATAGTTGAGGCATCTTGCTCTATTTGTCCACTTTCTCTGAAATCTGCAAGGTAAATATCTTTGTCAACTCTCTTTTCAATATCTCTTGATAATTGAGATAGTGCAATTACTGCTATATCATAGTCCTTAGCTATTTGTTTTAATCTAATAGATACTTCTGTTATCTGCTCATATCTACTTGATTTACTAGATTTTACTAACTGTAAATAATCCACAACTATATAATCAAGCCCGTTTATTTCTTTTTCATTCTTGATATACTCCTCTAATTCATCAATTTTAAAGTTTCCATCATAGAGAATTAAGTTACTTTTTCTTAGTAACTTCTTGAATAGAACATTTACTAACTCTTTTTCATCTGCTGTTAGCTCTTTAAATTTTTCTTTATTTGCCAGTTTATCAAGTTCTATCCTAGTTTGGTTGCTAATAATCCTTTGAGCTATTTGTTTTAGTGGCATTTCCAAACTAAAAAATAATCCTCTTGAAAATTGTGCCATCATAAGTGCTATGTATAAAGCAAATGCAGATTTTCCAACTCCTGGTCTTGCTCCTATAATGTGTAAATCTCTTTTTGTGAATTTTAGATATTTATCAAGTCTAAATCTACCAGTTTTAACTGCTTCATTTTCTTCTAAACTCTCATAAAACAAACTTTCAAGGTCTTTGATATCTGCAACTTTTATGCTTTTATCATTTTCTTTCACAACTTCTGAATGTAATTCATTGATTTTCTCTTTTATCAACTCATTTGGAGTGTTAGCAAGTTCTATGATGCAGTTTTTATAGTATCTGTTTTCAAGCACCTTAGTATATTTGTCTATATTTTCTTCCAATACTACAACTGGCAATTCAAAAGCCTCAGCTAAAAAACTTTTATACTCTTTTTCTTCCAGCAAACTATCAACTGATAGATTTTTCATTTCATAAGTCTTATATTTTTTTATAAAACTTTGAACTAAACTAGAAAAATATTTAGTTGGTATATTTTTTATTTTATTCTTACAGGCTACATCATTTGCAAGATATAGCATTGATATTAAAGCCTTTTCTTCATAGCATATAGAATCTACTTTCATTTACACCAGCTCCTTATATGCTTCTTTTGGCTTAGTTAAATAGCAAAACTTTTCTTCCTGCTGGACTTCTTTTAACTCCCAATCATCTTTTAGTGCCTTGAATAAATAGCCATCTGTTTTATTATTTCTATTACAAAAATCTATGACAAACTTAATACGCTCAATAGGTTTATTGAGTTTTATAATGTCATATACTTTTATTTTTCTTACTCCTAAGAGCATTTTTATCTCTTGTTGTAATACTCCATTAGAATTAATAACAACTTTTTCTTGCTCCTGGTCCTCTATTATATTTTCTAAATTATTTATATTAGTGTTATTATTTATTATTTCTTCTTTATTATTTATTGCCTCCGTATCGTTAAACGAAGCGTCTGACGACTCGTAAGATGTATTGAAATTATTATCTTTTTTATTTTCTGATAATAAAGAAGCTATAAAAGTTTTTAAACTGTTTTCAGGACAATTCTCAAACATTAAAAATAAAAACTCTTTATTCTTAACTTGTGAAATTTCTTTTTTAATTAAATCTTGAACTGGTTTACCTCCAATATTCAAATTATTTTCTGCCCATTTTAATAAAATAATTTCCCTTGTTTCAGTATCGTATTTTATTAATTTGTGGTATGTTTCAAATCTTTGTAATAATGCTTGTACACTTTCTAAAGAATATCCTAAATCAAAAGCCATTTGTTTTTTAGTTATAGGATATATTCCTATTTGTGTTGTAAATTCATTTGTCATTAAATATAAATAAAAATATTTGTCCTCTGCTGTCATTTCTTCTTGAATGTATGTATTACTCCAAAAGTTAGTTTGTATTTGTCTAAATTTAGCCATTTATATTACCTCCTGCGTATTTGGAGAGCCTACCTTAACTCTCTCTTTATTAATTCAATTAGTAAGGGCTACTCAGAGCTTGGTAGGCTACGAATAGCCCCCACTAATTCAAGTAATAAATAGGCTTTTTAATGAGAAGCCTTTAACTCATTGATCTAAAAATTAAAAGTCAATTGAGGGTCTTTATAATTAATCATATATTCTATTGCTAGACTATATATATCTTTCTTAATCTCAAAACCATATGAATCCCTTTTTAATTCTTTTGCTGCTCTTAATGTTGTTCCACTGGCTTTTGTGTTGGGTGTATTTTCTTAACTTTTTCTTTGCTGTCCTTTTCCCAATTAAACCAATTTTTTATCATCTTGCCATTATTATTAAATTTTGGTAGCTTATCTCTATAAAAGATTAATGCATATTCAGTAGCTCCAACTATTTTCATATTAGCTTTTAAAACTTGTGGACTTGACTGTTTTATAAAAAATATTGGGATATAGTTTTCAAATCCATATTTTTTAGCGTAATCTATTAAAGTGTTTATTTGTTGGAATGCACAAAAGATAATCATACAAGGAGCTTTCCCTTTTTCTTTTGGTTCTTTTTTTAACATCTTTTGACAAAAGTGCATAAACTCTGCAATTTTAAAATTATGATCTGTGTCAAAAAAAGCTTTATTTGCTTTGTTACTTTCTCCATTTTTATTATCTCCATCAATGTACCACTCTGGAGAACTTGCATAAGCATTATTCCCTAAGTTATATGGTATATCTGCAATTATTAATTGTGCTTTTGGTATGTTATATACCTTAAAATTTTGCATATGATCGTTATACAATTCACATTTAATTTCTTTTTTTATTTGTTCCATTTATTTATCCTCCTGTTTTGGAGTGTCTCCCAAACACTCATTTAATTTATTACCTCAATTAGCAGTTACAGTCTTTCAATGTCAGGGAGACTGTAAGACTGTAACCACTAATTCAATTAATAAATTTATCCTGAAAAAAATCTTAATAAATTCATTGATATATAAAGAAAAAATTAATATTTATCTTGAAAAGCCTAAATAAAATCTTGAAAGTTTTACATCTAACAACTTTCCCAGCTACCTAGAATTATCCACAGTTTAGGTCTTGCCTTTTCTGTGTTAGGGAAAGGTGTCAGATGGCTGGTTTTTATATCACAAAACTGCAAACAGCAAAATATATAGTTGCAAATTGACGGACTTGCAACAGTACGGCTAGTTTTAAAATTCAGATATTGCTATCCTATAAATTCCGAGCGAATGCCTCAACCACTAGCTTGTTTACACCCTAGAATGCTTTTGAGAACAGGTTAAACACACCTTCCACAGTGCCAAACTTCTGAATCTCACCGGAGTTTATATTGCAAGGGGATAAAACATAAGAAATTAAATCCTCAGTTTTATCAAGTAGCTACAACCTTACACAGATAGCCACAAGGGAGGAGACCTAATTCTCGAAGGAGTGAAAGCTAGGGCAAAAATGCTTATGGCTATGTGTCTAAGGACCAGCCTTAGATTTCTAATTTATATATCCAAGAGTTCTTACATTACCACTAACTATTTCTATAAGTTGTGTTCCTTGATTTTTACAAATTTTATAGATTTCTTTGTAGTGCAGTTCATTTTCCATTGAACTTGCTATCACTCTTGTAAACATATCTTCTAATTGTCTTATTATCATCAATATTCCAAAATCAACTTTATCTCTTGAATTTGCTTTTATTCCAACAAGTGAATTTACTAACTTACTATAAGTCATATATAACTTATCTGAATGTTCACTTCCTTGTCTTTTTGCATACTCTATTAATTCTTGGATAACATCTGTTTCTTCTCTTCTTACTAACTTTCCTTGTTGCCTTGTTAGCAACCATTCACTTTTAGCTTTGTCTATTATTGCTTGTTCTAAAACTTCTATATAAGTTATAATCGCTCTTCTAACATACTTACTTTCTCTCAATAAAACTTGCTTAGCTTGATTAAGAGTTAAGATGAACATTGGTCTTTTTTCTCCCTTTTTATCCTTATATTCAACGGCGAAAATTTTTAAGGCGTTGATTTCTTCTGAGAACTCATCTCTTATAATATTTAATAAATTATAATGCTCTAATTTTGTGAATTTTCCTTTCTTCTTCTCTGCTTCTGTTAAAGTATTATTTTTTAACTTTTCCTTATACTCTTCTTTTCTAAAAAGATTTATTTGATCTAATAATTCCAAACTTGTTATTTGATTTTTTAATTTTAATTCTTTCATTAAATCCCTCCTTTATCTCTATTGTCTTAACATCTCCTATGATTTATAATGTATTTGCGAGATAACCTACAAAACAAAGGAGGTGTTATTATGTCAAATTTTTCATTATTTATTCAATTACAAGTTAGATTAATTTTAGTAAATAATGACATTATCATCGGAACAATTATTCATAATAATGACGAAATTTTAGAAATATTAGATTCTACTTCTAATAAAACTCGCTACATTATTAAATCTGCTATTGTAGAAATTGAAAAAATATAAATTTTATTTTCCCAAAAATTCTATAAACTTTTCAGTATCAAAGTCATTAATAGTTGTTTCATTTTCTTTGATACTGAATTGTCTATCAATTAAACATTTAACCTTGTTCCACTCTAATTTATTTATTCCCTTTAAACTCTCTAATATATTTTTAATTTTTTCTTCTGTCATTTACTTCTCCTTAATACTATTCTTTCAAGTTCTCCATCTTCTCTTTGATGAACTATCTCAAATGTTATAGCTGGATATTCTTTCATCTCTCCTCCTTTTCTCTCAATAGAAGTTTTTTATTTCAGATAAACACATATAGATAAAATTATTAATCCGATATATAAAACCATTATGTGTTTATCTTTTTCTTTGTTTTCTTTTGCTAACTGTTCTATAAGTTTTAAAAATATATCATTTGAATTTACTAAATTTTGATGATTTTGTATTATAGAATCACAGATGGCTTTTATTATTTCTTCTAGTGTCATATTAACCTCTATTTAACGTAAAATACGTGTAATATAGATAAAAAAATTATATACGTATTCCTAAATCTATTTCTAAAAAATTAGCTATTTTTATAAGATTATGATAACGTATATTATTTTTTAACAATCCATTCATAGTGTCATAAAAATTTTGAGGGGACATATTTATTTTTTCAGCAAGAGCTTTTCTTGTTAAAAATTTTTTTCCTCTTGCTTCTTCTATTTTAAAATAAATCTTTTTTCCATCATTTTTAGTAGCCATTTTCTCACCTCCAAAATAATTTAAACTTTACATCTATATAATAACGTATAAAACGTAAAAAATCAAGCAAAATTTTATAAAATAAAAAACCACTGTTTAAAGTGGCTTTTAATATTATTTATTTTTTATTATATAATCAAGAACTCTTATACCATCCATAGTACCTTGTTGTAACTCATTTTTAGAAGTTGCATAAACGATTTGAACAACTTTTTCAATAGCAGTCATTAAAATAAAATCTCCATCTTTATACAAAACTATTGTATTATTTCTACTGCTTACTTGAGTATAACCTAGATTTTTTAATCTTTGAATATTGCTATTTAGCTTTGAGATTGCTAATGAATTAGAATTTTCTACACTAATCTCAATTATTTGTGAATTATATTTTGAAATTAATTTTATATCATTTTCAGTGGCATAAATATCATACTCAGAAAAACTATTCTTAAATTTATTAACAAAATCATTATTACTCTTTTCATTTAATTTTTTATTTGTCTTTTTATTTAATTTCTCTTCTTTCTTTTTTTCAAGATTATATTTTTTTTCTTTTTCTTTTGCTCTTTGTTCAATTACATCTATATCTTTATTATATTTTGAATTTGGATACCTTTTTCTAAATTTATTAATATCATATTTTAAGCTTTGAAATATAGAATATTTCTCATCTTTTTGAATTTCTTTATATAACTTTTCTTCATCTAAAATATTTTGAATTTTATCTATTTCATCTAAATATTTAGAGTCTGGATATAGTTTTTTAAATTCATTAATATTTTTTAATCCCAGTTCGCTATTTAAATCTTCTTTATTCTTTTTTATATTTTCAAATAATTCTAACTCTTGATATTTTTTTTCATCTTCATCATTAATTTTTTCTATTTCTAAAACATTGTTATAATTACTATAAACACTATATTTTTTTTTATATTTTTCAATTAAGTCCTTTGTTTTTATAAAATCTTTTGCTTCACTTGAAGTTATTATTGAGTTATACAGTTCTTTTTCTTGTTTACGATTTTTATATACATTCATTAATACTAAAAAAATAACTATACTCAAAACTATTAATATAATTTTAATGAGATTTTTATCTTCTTTTATCATTTTTTCTTTATTTTTCTTATCTTCTGCTTCATCTGATATTATAAAATTATCATTATTAAGCTGGTAACTCTCGTCTTTTTTAGGCTCTAACTTATTAACTAATTCTTTAAAAACAATAATTAAAACTATTATAAATAAAAAACTTTTTATTAAAAACATAAATACCCCCTCAAAAAGTTATTAAATTGATCTTAATCTTTTTATTTCTTCCAACATCCAAAAATTAGTTTCTGTTTCTCTGAACTCATAATCTTCAATTTCTTCATCATTTGGGATTAATAAATAACTTGCAAATAAATTAGCTTCATCTTCTAATTTGCTTTTTCTTAATAAACTTGTGTTATCTATTAAAAATTGATAATCATTAGAAGCATGTAAAATAGCGTGTCCTAGCTCATGGCAACAAACTATTTTTTGATCAAATTCACTTAAATTAGAATTAATAAATATAAATTTTCTTCTTAAAAATTTCTTAAACATTCCTCTAAAACTTCCTAAATCTTCAATTATTATTTCAATATTTAATTTTTTAGCTAATTTAAATGGATTTCTAGTTCCATATTCTGCAATTAAATTTAAAACTCTTAGTCTTATATCCATTTAATCGCCTTCCTATTTCTTTCTTTTATTTTTTTCTTTTGCAATAAAAAATGCTGATTGGATAGCCATCAAAACTTTTTCCTTATCTTCCTCTGATATAGTTTCATCATTAAACATTAGTGCTGATTGTTCTACTATGTCATTAAATTGTTTCTTCCCTCTACTATCCAATTTTCTATATAATGGATTTTGTAATATCTTAACACTAATATCCTTTGGTACTAACACTGAAAAAAGTTCTTCTCTTTCTTCTTCATCTAATTTTAAAGCCTTTGCAATTTTTTCAAGTGTTTCTAATCTACTTTTTTTAATTTTTCCTCTTTCAATATCTCCAATAGTTCCTTGTCCTACTCCTGAAAGTTTTACTAACTCCTGTTGAGTTATTCCTTTTTTTTCTCTTAATTTTTTCAAAGTTATAGATAATTCTGCCATAGTACACCACCTTTTTTCTTTATTTTTCAATATTATAAAATAAAAAACGTAAAAAATAAAATTTTTATTGACTTTTAACGTAAAATACGTTACAATAAATTATAAAATAAATAAGATTAAAAGAAAAACAAATTTTTTTAAATAATTTTAACGTAAAATACGTTAAAGAAACGGAGAAAATATGAAAACAGAAAAAGAAATAAAAGAAAGAATAGAAGAACTAAGAAAAGAAATAACTGAATTAGAATTAGAAGCTAATGCAGATGAAGACAGAAACTATATAACAAATAAAAGAGCAGAATTATTTAGTCTTAAATGGGTTTTAGGAGAATAGGAGGGAGTAAAGATGTTAGAAGCAAAAAACAGAAGACAATTAAAAAAACTTTTAGAGGACAAAACTTTAAGAGTAATAGAAAGAAATATATCAGACAATGGTACTTACTTTAAGGAAGTATCTGATGATTTTAGAGAATTCTTAATCTCTCAAATCAAAGGTTTAGATGTTACTTACTATAAAAATGGTAAACAACATTTTAAACATGGGTATACATATTATTACATTGAAGAAAAGGCAGCTATATCTGTAAAGGTAGAAACTGCAATACCTGAAAATGTAACTTGGAATTAAATAAATCGGAGGAGTTCAAAAGCTCCTCCAAATGAAAGGGAGAGAAAAATGAAAAACTTCACACTAGAATTTGCAGATCACGAATGGGTAATGTACACAGAAGCAGATAACTTATATGGAAACCAAATAGATAACTATTTTAAACTTCCAGACCTAGCATATTTAGAAGATGAATACACTTCCATAAATGCTTACTGGGATAGTGATGAACAAGCTGGATATATTGATATAGAGATAACTGCCGTTCATTCTGATAGCACTTATCCATTTAAAACTAAATACTATGATTTTTCTAAGTTCTTGAAAGATTTAAAAGACTTAGAAAATGAAATTGAAATAGACAAGCTTAATGTGAATGACTGGGAATATGAAAAAGAAGACCCATACGGAAGTAGAGGGTTATCAATAAGAGATTTTATATAAGGGAGTGTAAAAGCTCCCTCTAAGGAGGAGAAAATGGAAGAATTATTTTTTAAAGATAAAGTGAGTGCAAAAATATTTTATTTAACACAATTAAGTGGAGAAATACAAATGAAATTCTTAGGAATTACTATGGCACATTATACTAATAAAAAACTAGCTGAAAAATGGAGAGATGAGCAACTAAAAGTCTTGAAAAACTGTGAACATGGTTTTAAAGACTTGGCTATTGAAAAATTAGAAAAACTTTATAAAGGAATGATATAGGAGGAGAAAATGAAAAAATTATTAAATGAATTAAAAAAATTAATTGAGGACAATTACAAATTTGAAATGCAATACCAAATAAATTATGTAAGTAATAGCAATAAATGGAGTATAGATTTATGTAGTCCATACTCTGATAAGTGGATTTATTGCGAATATGGGTACGATTTAAAAGAATTATTGGAAAACTGCATAAAAGAAGTAAAAGAATTTATAAGTAATTTTAAATGGGAGGAATAAAAATGCTGCACTGGAAAATTTATATAAAACATTGGAGAGATAAAGAGTTACAAGGACTAACAATAGTTGAAGCAGTTGAAAAGATTTTAGAAATGGAGGGAGTAAATGAAGATAAAAGAAAATAAAAAAATTGCAAAAGCAACATTTATAGATGTAATTAAGTTTAAAGTTAAGTGGATATTTAAGATTTTATGGAGTGTTATTAACTATCCATTTTACTTGTTTGATAAATATATATAGGAGGAAGAAATGAAAAAAGAAATATTTGATGAATTATATGGAATTAATATTAACCCACACATAGAACAAGATTATAAAGGGCTTTCATATTTAAGCTGGGCAACTGCTTACAAGTTAGCAATGGATAAAGACCCTGCAATGAATTATGAAATAGTGCAAGATAATGATGGTATGCCTTTCTTTTCAAGAGGAGATGTCCATATAGTTAAAACTAAGGTAACAATGTTTGGAGAAACTAAGGAAATGTTTTTACCAATAATGGATAATAAACATAATGCAGTAGCTAAACCTAATTCAAGACAAGTAAATGATAATATTATGAGATGTTTGGCAAAGAATATAGCAATGTTTGGGATAGGTTTACCTCTTTATGTAGGAGAAGACTTGGCACAATTTAAAGACGATAAAAAGAAAGTAGATGATACAGAAAGAAAAAAGAATGCAATAGAAGAAATAACTAAACTTGCTAATACAGAAGATTTATACAATGAAGTTTTAGAGGTAGCATCTAAGTTTGGTAAAAATAGTTTATTGGATTGTAGTTTAGAAGAACTTAAAAAAATATATAAAGAATTAAAAAACAAATAACAAATAGGAGCAAAAGAAAATGGAGAAATTAGGATATACAAGACAGACACAGAAATTAATATACTGGTTGCTTGACGACTTTGCTAATTTTTGGCAAGGAAATGAAGCAGGAGCAAGACCAAGTTTTATAGAATTAGCTTACACAAAAGAAGTAATGAAAGCTAAATTTGTAAAAATCTATGATGGTTTTAATACTGTTAAAAATGCTCAAGCATTCCTAATTTCTTCAATTTACAACAAGGATAATCTAACAGTAGATGAACTCACAGAAAATGTTATAAAGGCATTACAGAGCCTAGCAATACAAAATGGAGGTTTTAGCTTGTCTTTGAATGCACTAACACAAAAACAAGCTAATGATTTTGTTAAGTGGCTATTTGAAATGGCTATATATTGGGAGATACCTTTAAGGCAAGAAATAAGAGATTTGTTTGCTGAGGATTATCAAGACACTTTCATCTGGGTAACTCTCAAAAAAAAGATTTGTTGTATCTGTGGCAAACCAGGAGAGCTACAACATTTTGATAGAGTTGGAACAAGTGGATATAAATCAGATACAGGGCTAAATTATCGTGTAATGTGCTTGTGTAGAGAGCACCACGATGAAGCCGATAACTGTATAAGTAGAATTGATTTTATGAAGAAATATCATCTTGCTGGAATATATTTAAGTCCAGAGCAAGTGAAAGAATTAAAGAAAGTGTATAAAGGACACTTTCAAGCATTTAAGGAGGAAAAATGAAAGTAAAAATAATTTTAGAATTTAATCCAGGTGATTTAGAAAATAGTATAAATAAATTTTTAAAAAGTCAAAAAATAAAACTTGTTGATATTAAATTTAGTGGAATTCAAGATTGTGCAGTTTTAATAATTTATGAAGAAATTTAGAAATTAGATTATATGACTATTTCTATTTTGGAAACAGTCGGAAAATACAGAGGTTAAACATCTTCCTGACGTCGGCAATATGTTCAATTATAAGGAGGAGAGATGAAATATATAAAATTTGAATTTGGAGATGGACTTTACGATTTGATAAATGTTGAAAAAGTTAAAAGATTTATTATTTGGGGAAATAGAATAGATGTTATTTATAGTGATGGTGATGGTTGTGGTCATGATACTGATAGATACATTTATGTAAAAGAAAATGAAGATTCTAATTCAACAAGATTGAATAATTTTGAAGAAGTAAAAGAAAAACTTTTAAAATTGTGTGATGATTGATATGGCAATTAGAAATAAAGAAGATATGCAAATATTTTATAAGAAAGCTCTAAACAAAATATTAGAGTTTAAAGCTGATGAATTAACAATAGAAGAATTTACACAGGTTAAGAGATACGCTAAAAAGCTAGAAGTTTATAGATTTGTGAGGAGGATAAAATGAATTTATTAAAAGAAACATTAGAAATACTAGAAAAGAACAATAAAACATTTGATGATATTGAACATATTGTAATTATAAATGAATATGATTCAGAAAAAAATTGTGTTATACCAAAAGAGGATTATTTGAGGATAGCAAAAATAACTGATTATCATAATGGCTATGGAGGAGCAGAAATAGATATGGGATTAATGCTATTGGGCAAAGATTTTAGACTTGTTAGAAGCGAATATGATGGGGCAGAATGGTTTGATTTTATAAACTACAATATAGAATTGCCTAAAAAAATAAATAATAATCCTAAAATATGTAATTATTGGTATAAAAAACATTTTAAAGAAAATTAATAGGAGGAAGTAATGGAAAAAGAAAAGGTATTAGAGATAGAATTTAAAGAAGTTTGGGATAATAATTGGGCTTGGAGAATTATTAAGAATGAAATACCATTTTCAGAATTTTTTACAAAAGTATTTTATAACGACATAGGTATGTATTCTAAAAATAAAGATTCTCTATTTTTAGAAGATGTTTCTGGTAATTATGCAAATATGATTAGTGATAACAATTTAATAGATGAAAAAGAAAAAATAAGAATAGAAATTTTTGTTAAATTTATTAACGAAAAATATGGAATACCTAAGAGGTGGAGAGCAGCACCTCATGAAAAATTCTTTTGTATTTATGCAAATGGTGAAGTATCAACTACTCAAGATGATTATGGAAGCTATAAAGAGTCTTTTTATGAATTAGGTAACTACTTTCAAACAGAAGAAGAAGCTCAAAAAATTATAAATAGCAAAGAATGGCAAGAGTTCTGGGCTAAGGTAAGAGCAGGAGAGATTGAAAATGATTAAATATATTGTTAGTTTCTCAGGAGGGAAAGATTCAACAGCAATGTTACTTATGATGTTAGAAAAAGGAATGCAAGTAGATGATATCGTTTTTATGGATACTGGTGTAGAGTTTCCAGAAATGTATGAGCATATAAAAAATGTTGAAAAATATATAAATCGTAAAATAACAAGATTAAAAACAGAAAAAAGTTTTGAATTTATGTTGCTTGAATATGAAAAGATGAAAGGTAAGAATAAAGGACAAAAAGGTTACTCTTTCCCAGATTTTCGTAATAGATGGTGTACTAACTATTTTAAAAAATCTATGATAAAAAGGTACATAAAAGAAAATTACAAGGATTTTGAAATAATTGAATATCACGGGATTGCAGTTGATGAAGTAAAAAGATTGGAGAAAAATAAAGAAAAGAATATCAAATATCCACTTGCAGAATGGAATATAACAGAGCAAGAAGCACTAGAATATTGTTACAGTAAAGGTTTTAATTGGAATGGACTATATGAGAAATTTTACAGAGTTTCTTGCTGGTGTTGCCCTTTAAAATCTTTAAAAGAATTAAAAGTCTTATATAAAGAATATCCAGAATATTTTAAAAAAATGGAAGAATGGGAAGAAAATACATATAGAAAATTCAGAGCAGATTATAGTATTAAAGAATTAAGGATTAGATTTGCCAGAGAGATTGGAGGAGATAAATGATATTTTTAATAATACTTTTAATTTTAATATTAATGGATGAATAAAAAGGAGAATTAAAAATGTGGAAGTGTAAAAAATGTGGTGAAAAAATTCAAGGGTACTATACAGGTCTTGTCGATATAGATAAAAATGGTTGTGCAATAGATGGCACACAAGAGGAAGAGGAACTTATAAAATATATTTGTGGTTGTGGAGAAGAAATAAAATTTGGAAATATAAAAAAGTTAGAAAAAGTAGCTGATTGGGAGGAAGAAGATGAGAGAGATTAAATTTAGAGCTTGGCATAAAGAAAAAAAGATAATGGGAGAAGTTCTAGGTATAGATATCCTCCATAAAGAAATATTTTTTTCAAATGGGGATGTTGATTGTTGTGGATTTGCAGATTTAAAATACATTGAACTTATGCAATACACAGGATTAAAAGATATGAGGGAAAAAGAAATTTATGAGGGAGATATTGTAACTTTACATAATAGCGAATATAAAGTTATTTTTAACACAGAAGAAGCAAGATTTGTTTTAAGAAATGATGAGTTTGAAATGAATATACCTTTCACAAATAACAATAATAAAAGAATGGAAGTAATTGGAAATATTTATGAAAACCCAGAATTGATAAAGGAGTGAGATAATGATTAAGAAATATGTTAAAAAACCTATTGAAATAGAAGCAATACAATTAACAAAGGAAAATATAGTTGAGGTGTTTGATTTTTTAGATGGAGCAAATTATAAAGAAACTAAAAGTATGGAAGAATTAGAAGATTTTAATCAAATGATGTTAAAACAAGGCTATATTGAAATAGAAACACTTGAAGAATATATGAAAGCTAGTTTTGGAGATTACATAATAAAAGGTATTAAAGGAGAGTTTTATCCTTGTAAACCTGATATATTTCAAGCAACTTATGAGGAAGTGAGATAATGGAATTTAAAAGACCAGAAACTTTTGAAGATATACTTGAATTACAGAAGTATCAAGATAAGAGAATAATAAGCAATAAACCTAGACTGTTAGAACATATAAAAAAGAGTTTGATTGCAGAATGTATAGAGTTTGATGAAGAAACTAAGGACAGCCATAAAACTTGGAAACCTCATATTTATAACAAAGAAAAAGAACTAGAGGAATTGGTAGATATTTGGTTTTTTATGGCTCAATTAGTAAATTATGCTGAAAGTATTGGACATATCAGTATACAAGAAGTTACAAGATTAGGTAATTTTTTCAAAGATGATAATATTTACACTAACAAAAATATAAGTGTTTTAACAATAATTTTTAATTTAAGAAGTCCAAAAATGCATTATGATTGGTTAAAATTTTTAATTATAGATTTAATGAATTTATCTAATCATTATGGATATACAACTAAAGATATATTAAATGGATATTGGAAGAAACTAAATTATAATCTTAATGAAAGAATTGGAAAGGAGTGGAACTAATGACAGGACAAGATTTTTTAGCTTTATCAAGTGCTATTGAAGAAATAAAAAGTTGGATAGAACCACATAGCATAGAATTAAAAATAGATGAAGATGCAGAAATACAATCTTCTAGTAAAGAAGAAAGTTATTTAAAAATTGAAATAGATGGCTATAAATTAGAATTAATGGTAAAAGATAGTTATGTTTATATAAATCATTCAGATACTTCTTGTTTTGAACTTTTATCAGAAGCAGAATTTTGGAAGCAATTATATTTTGCTAGTAATAGCTAGGAGGGTAAAAATGACAACTTAACATATAATGCTACTGATGTTGCTAGAATGTTAAATCGTTCTCCAGCAACTGCATAAAAATTGAAATTTAAATTATGAGGTGGTAAAATGGAAATACCAAAAGACAAAATATTAATAAACCCACAAGAAGTTATGGCATTAACTGGGCTAGAATATGATTGTGCTTGTAAGATTATAAGAGAACTTAATGAAGAATTAAAAGCAAAAGGATATAGAACCATAAGAGGAAAAATCTTAAAAGACTATTTATTTGAAAGGCTTGGTGGTAATTATGCCAGCATATAAAGATGATAAAACAGGGAAGTGGGAAGCCCTGTTTTATTATACAGATTATAAAAATGAGAGGAGGAAGAAACACAGGAGAGGCTTTAACACCAAAAAAGAAGCTCTTGAATTTGAAAGAGAATTTTTAGCACAGAGCCAATTTTCTATTGAGATGACCTTTAAATCTTTATATTCGCTTTATCATAATGATATGGAGAGTAGAATTAAAAAAACTACTATGCAAACAAAAGAATATATAGTTAATACTAAACTTCTACCATTCTTTGAAAAAATGAAAGTTAAAGATATAAAACCAATTCATATTAGAAAATGGCAAACAGATTTACTTAAAATGGAATACTCAAAAACATATTTAAAAACTATCTATAATCAGTTAACAGCTATATTTAACTATGCTATAAGATTTCATAATCTTGATAAAAACCCTTGTCATATTGCTGGAAGCATAGGAAAAAAAGACGCTGATGAAATGCAAATATTGTCTTTACAAGAATTTAATAAAATGATAGACTGTGTTACAGATAAAGAAAATAAGTTTTTTTATATCATTTTATTTTGGACAGGAATGAGAAAAGGAGAACTTTTAGCACTAACTTATGAAGATGTAGACTTTGAAAATAAAACAATTATGATAAATAAAAATTTTCAAATAGTGAAGAAAGAAAGATTAATAACAGATCCAAAAACTCCAAGAGGTAGGAGAGTTATTGCAGTAAATGATATTGTATTGAATTGTATTAAGGAGTTATGGAGTACCTCTTATAAACCTAATAAAGCTGACAAGATATTTTATTTGTCTAAAGATTCTTTAAAAAGACAATTAGATACTGCTTGCAAAAAGGCAGGAGTTCCAAGAATAAGAGTCCACGATTTAAGGCATAGCCACGCAAGTTATTTATTATCTAATGGAGTAAATATTGTTATTCTTAGCAGAAGATTAGGACATGAAAAAGTACAAACTACTTTAAATATTTACTGTCATATTTGCCCTAGTTCAGAAGATAGATTAAATGATGTGTTGAATGGTTAGACTGGTTCTAATTTGGTTCTAAAAAATTTTAAAGACAAAATTTTTAAGTAGATTTTATAAACTGTATAAAGTAAAAACAAAAGAAAACAAGGTGTTAAAAGTTCTATAAAATAGAGTGGGAGTAAGAGAAAAATACATTTAAAATAACTAAATTACTATATTTTTAATTTAACTGGACTTAATTTGGACTTAAAATAAGAATGTTAAATTATTAAAAATTTATAACATAAAAAGCAGGAAATTAATCCTGCTTTATTTTTATTTTAATAATTTGTCTATGACTTCACAATTAATACATTTTTCATTTTCTAAAAGATGTTCCCAATCAAATATTTTTATATTATCATCTATATAAAATATACTTTCATTCTTATAAGAAGTTGTATCGATATTAAATTTATTATCTTTATATATTAAATGATAAGGGTCAAAAAACAAAATATAAAAAGTGTTTCCATATCTTGTTCCTATGATACGTTTTCCTGATAGACAATCGATTTGATAAAATTCTTGCCTCATTTCTATATTTATATCAGGTAAAAATGGATATATTTTTACATATTCATCTAAAATTCTATTAATATTTCTTACCTTATCTTCATCCTTTATATTATGAGTATGTTTACTACTTTCTAATTGAGTATATGTTTTATTTTTAGAAAATTTTAATATTTTATGATAAAAATCCCCCATAAAGTTATTATATGTTTTTTCATCTTTAAAATAATTATTAAAAAATTTTAATCTTATGCTAGGAAAATAAAATAAAGAGAAATCAATATTAAATATATTATTTATTGATTTCTCTCCTAGTTTTATTTTTTCTTCTGAATCATTTGTTTCATTAACTTTTATAAAATTTAGATCCTTCTTCACCTTTTCCCTCATTTTGTACAATTTATCTACCTACTTAAATATTCTTCAAATATATCTGCATCATTTATTAAATTATTAGATGATTCAAATTTATCTAATCCTTTTCTTGCATTTATCCATGGAGCTTCACTATGTGTCATTTCCTCTAATTGCTCACCACTAAAAGACCCATAAACATTCCATATTCTTTCTAAAAAATTAGAAGTTTCTTCACTTATTTTTTCGATATTAGCTTGATTTGTATAGAAATAATCATTATATCTAAAATCTGTGTATAAATCTCTAAATACAGGACCATGAACCCAAGCTTCTGCCCCAGGAACATTTATTAATTTTTCAAATTCAAAATCTTCTGGATCAGAGTTTAAAGCTATATACCAACTATATGCGTACCAACATAATTTTTGTAACTTTTTACTAGACATCTCTGGATTTTTCAAAAGAAACCATTTTGCAATTTGATAGATTGTGTACATAATTCCACCTCCCTTTTCATATATACTTTTTCAAAGTATATATGAATTAATTAAAGATGTCAAATTTATATATTTTATATATTTTTGTCTATTATATATATTTTAAATATTTTATTTATTTTTACA